GTATCACATCTGCATCGAAATGCGCAGAACCGGCGTTGAACGCCAGATGACAGAGGGGGAGCTTAAGAAACTGGCTGAGAAACTACTCACGAAATGGACGAAGCACGTTAGCAACGGACTCTCGGTACCGCCGATCCGTCGCCAGCTGGCAGCACCGCAGCACCCGGCAGGACCAACTCCGGCACAGCTGCTGATGGAAGAGTACAAACGCCGTAAAGCGGCAGGCTTAAGCAACTAAATCGAGTATTGACCAATGACCAAACAGTTAACCCAGAAAGAGCAGGTGGCGGTTTTCGTACGCTACCGACCGAATAGCGCCGTCGGCGATGTTTCCGAAGCGCTGGACATGGCTGGCGCCACCGCAGGCAAATTGCTCCGTGAACTGAGCGATGAGGGCGTGATCATCCGCACCCGAAATAGCGTGCAGTTCATCTACGCGGCAGCGCCTGGGGCAGAGATACCTGACGTGATCTTGCCGTGCATGGTGCTGAAAAGTGACCCGGTGAAAATAATGGAAGCCGAGCTGAAAGCCGAAGCGCTGGCGGAAAAGGGTTTATGGCGCCGTGCAGCTGGCGTTTATACCGACATGTTCAGCATCGCCTGCAGTTCTGTGGAAGTGGCGCGCATAGCCAAACGCCGCAAAGAATGCCTGCGCATGGCGAAGAGAGCATGATGATGGCCAGCATTAAGCTTTGGACCATCATCCGCGCTATCCAGTGCGGTAATGAGATTACCCCGCGTCAGGTTTGCCGATTACTCGAGTGTGACAGCAAAAAGGCCAACCGCCTGTTGGAGCATCTGGTTCGTGCTGGCGCCGTTAAAAACGTCGGCCAGCGCCGGCATCCTTTATTCGTTATGCAGCCGGGCGGAGAGAGGTGCATCAAGCCGTTGCAGGTTGAACTGGTGAATAGGCACCAGCCAAGCATTACAGACGTTTGCCGTCAGAACTGGCAGGGCTATCAGGTGCACAAAATTTTCGGCAGCGAACGTGCATGAGAAGTGTAATACAGCAGAGGCCTCTCCTGAGGCCTCCTTCTATACAACCTTCTTTGCCCACCGTCTCCGTCTCGGTTTAGGTACGCATGATATGGCGGTGAGGCGTGTTCCACAGATGGAACAAACCGCACCATGAGGTTGGTTTAGATCGGAACTAAAGGTCGTGAAAAAGAACTTTTTGCTCGAACAAACCTGGCACTTGAACTGGATGTTGGGGATATCCCCTCCGGCCGGGTGAATTGAGTCGTCACAATATCTTATTTAGTTCCGTCAGTAATTGTTTATCTGAATATATTTTAAACACGTTTGTAATGAACGTCGTTAGGGTGATGTAATGGAATTGTTAATGCTATACGCAACAAAGCGGATCGTGGAACTTGAAAGCCTGCTACTGGTAGATGTCACCGAAACAGTATGGCCTGTTGAAGTGGGCTTAGTATACGGCCAGATCGAAAGCGCCGGAGATGTTCCGGCTCACCACCAGCGCCGCCTGAAGCATCACATCAACCGGATGTGGCTAGAGAACATGCCGGTACCGTCGATTGTCGTTGCTGCCAGGTCGCTGGCCGCTGCCATGGAGGAATACGCGTGAGAGAGATTATCGTTGATAACTTTGCTGGTGGCGGCGGGGCGAGTACGGGGATAGAACTCGCCACCGGCCGGAGCGTGGATATCGCCATCAATCACGACCCAAACGCTGTGGCCATGCACACCACCAACCACCCGGATACGCTGCATTATTGCGAATCCGTTTACGATGTCAGGCCAAAAGTAGCGACCGCTGGCCGCCCGGTGGGGCTTGCCTGGTTCTCTCCGGACTGCCGCCATTTTTCGAAAGCCAAAGGGGCAAAGCCAGTAGAAAAGGCGATTCGAGGTCTGGCGTGGATCGTAATTCGCTGGGCGCTGGACGTGGGACCGCGCGTGATGATGCTGGAGAACGTGGAGGAGTTTAAAACGTGGGGGCCGCTGCTGGTCGGGGAGATGCGACCGGATCCGGAGCGTGCAGGCGAAACATTCCGGGCGTTTATCGATATGCTTAGTACCGGCGTTCGGGCAGACCATCCAGCGCTCGAGGAGTGTTGCGAGTTTCTCCAGCTGTCGCCGGAAAGCGCGCAGGCGCAGCAGATGGTGGCCGGGCTGGGTTATGACGTGGACTATCGCGAGCTGCGAGCTTGCGATTATGGCGCGCCGACCATCCGTAAGCGCTTTTTCATGGTGATGCGCCGGGACGGGCAGCCGATCGCCTGGCCTGATATTTCCCACGGAGACCCCAAATCACCAGCGGTGCAGGCTGGCGCGCTGGCGCCATGGCGTACCGCTGCGGAGTGTATCGACTGGTCGATCTGCGCGCCGTCAATCTTTGGGCGTAAGAAGTCGCTGGCAGAGAACACGCTTAAACGCATCGCCCGTGGCATCCAGCGATTTGTCATCGACAACCCGACGCCGTTCATCGTGAAGTGCAATCACACCACCACGAAAGGAAAATACGACTGTTTCAGGGGGCAGGAATTGGGCGCGCCATTACAGACTATTACCAAAACCCATGGCTATGCCATCGCGGTGCCGCACCTCACGAAATTTCGCGCCGGCGCCACCGGGGGACAGGTGACAGAACCGGTACCGACGATTACCGCTGGTACGTCAAAGCGCCCGGGTGGCAACGGGCATGCACTGGGGATGGTAGAAGCAGTGCTGACGCCGTTCCTGGCTGGTAACGATGGTAGCGCGTACCAAGCAAAACCGCGCCCACTGGAAAAGCCTGACGATACCATACTGAAAGAGTCCCGCGCGTGTATTGTTGCGCCGGTGATCGCCCGGCAGTTCGGTAACAGTGTCGGCCACCGTGCAGACGAGTCGAGCGCAATGGTCACGGCTGTCGGCAACAAGTTCGCGACAGTGAGCGCTTTCCTGGCGAAGCACTATGGCGGGAACTATCAGGGGGCTGGCGTGGGTATGGATGAACCTATGCACTCAGTAACGACAGTTGATCACCACGCTGCAGTTACTTCTCACCTAGTGATGCTGCGCGGCACCTGCCGAGACGGGCGGGTTATCGACGCGCCAGCACCGGGTTTAACCGCTGGTGGCACCCATGTCGGGGAAGTGAAGACCACGCTCGCTGTCGAAGATTACGACGAAGAACGCGCCCGGCAAGTACTGGAGTTCCTTCGCGAGTATTGCGGCGAGGAGTCCGACGGTTTAGTTACAGTGGATGGCGTGCTGTATCGCATTGTTGATATCGGCATGCGCATGCTCCAGCCACACGAACTGTACCGGGCTCAGGGCTTCCCGGATTGGTACATTATCGACCGGGACTTCCACGGCGTGAAGTATGCGAAGGATAAGCAGGTGGCTCGCTGCGGGAATGCGGTTCCCCCGCCTTTTGCCGAAGCGCTGGTGAGGGCAAACCTTCCAGAGCTTTGCGTGTGGAAGGAGGCTGCCTAATCCCTTTATGTGATGCCGCTTAACCGCGGCGTTTTTTGCCGATGCTTAGTCCGTTATGAGCGAAAA